TGCTTGTTTTTCAAAACCATTAGATGACATCCAATGACTCACTTCACTGTAAGGTACTTTCTTATCTTCAATGTAATGAAGAACATCATAACTCTTTTTGATTTTGTTTTGAAATTCATTATGAGTTATGCCACCTTCAAGTTCTTCAAGTACATATTTGTAATACGGATCATCAGACGGTGTTGCTGAGTTTGTAAGTACATTCATTGGATCATCTGAATTATTATGAGTTGACCTAATAGTATCTTCAATCTTTTGATGTTTTCTTTTTACATAACTTAGTTGTGGTACTTTGTCGCCTTTCCAAAAGAAATAGAAAGATCTATCTCTTACTTGTCCGAGTCCATGAAGGAGAGACTTTGTTTTATATAACGAGAAAGTGTAGCCATGCTCTCTTCCAATTTGACGGAGACCTTCAACAATAGGCTCTCCCATCTTTGAAGCAAGTCTTGGTGCGTTTTCGCCCCAGAATACTTTAGGTTTGAGTGTACCCAAGACATAATTAGCAGAGGTAGACATCCAATCGTTAGCAGCAGCATCAGAAGATGCTGAAGTATTGAGACTAGACAAGCCAGCACAAGGACATACGGTATTAACAACATCGACAGAAGGTAAGTCGTATGACCTGTTATTTCCCAAAAGATAGTAGGGAACTTGTCCTTTATAATATTCCACCAAGTGTGTATCGTTTGCTTTGAAATCTTCATAACTTAATATGTACTCCGGTTTCTTTTTGAAAACATTTTGCATTGCAATTGTTTCGCCACCTATAAGTGGTACTATGCTTGCATAATTCATTAGAGTGCAATCGTTTTCTTTACGAGATAATCTTCAACTTCTACTTTTGGTTCCCAACCTAAAGCTCTCATTTCTGAAATATCTGCAGTATTATCTTGTGCCTCACAAGGATCACCATCTCTTATTTCGATACCTTCCCATCCTGCAAGTATTCCAAGATCCATAACTACGTTTCCTACACCCGTACCAATATCATATGCCGGTTTTAATAATCTAATATCTTTACTTAAGAGTAAAACTATTGCTTCAACTACATCACTAACGTGTACAAAGTCTCTTACGTGTCTTGTAAGATAACCAATTGAACCATCAATAAGTTTACCAATAAGCATGGATTCTCTAGCTCCATCACCATAAACAGTAGTAAATCTTAAAGCTACTTGATTTTGCATAGCTGTTTCTTCATTTACTTTTTTACTTGTCCCATAAGGTGATAACCACCAGTTATGTATGCAAGAAGATGATGCATATAATAATGGTATGTTATTGTAACCACATATCTTTTGTATACGTGTAGTATTATTTACATTATTAGTCCAATACTTTTGTGGTTCTTTAAGACTTTGTCTTACATCAGCGTATGCAGCTAAATGCACAACGTGTGTTACATCGTTAGGACTAAAGTCTTCTATATCTTTTGATGGTTCATGTCTTAAATCCCATTCAACTACGTCATGGCCATCAGCTTCAAGCTTAGTTTTTAAGTGGCCGCCTATAAAACCACTTGATCCTGTAATTGCTACTTTCATACGAAAAAATCCTCCAATGTTGTTTCATTCTTTTCATTATAATTTAGTGTATTATTTATGATGTCGTTATATACCGTCTCAGCATCACAATGTTCTTTCCAAAATTCATACATCATGTTTCTCCATGCATTTCTCATTACATTGTCATTTGCAAGAGCAATCATTTGTGAACAAACTGCTTGTGCATTTGATGCATCAACAGCTAAAGTACCTGTATCTTTACATTGACTTATTGGCTTACCTTGCTTTTTATGTATTACATTATCACAAAAGTGTTTATGGAATAGAGGTATTACACCTGCTGCAAATGAATCGGTGTGGCAGTACTCTACATTATCACCATATATATTTTCTTTAAAATACATAAGGTCAGAACCAAATCCACCTAAACTCATTCTTTCCATCATTTCACTATGTGTATATGCACCATATAAATACGCACCTTGATTTGTTGTTTCAGCACCGTACTCTGGATGTTTACCAGTGTTATCAATACCTTTTTCAGGTCTAAAATAATTCACCACTTGTCTTCTATCAGTCATTTCTTTTGGATTCTTATAAAGAACAGCAGGATAATTTATCGAAGCTTCCAATCCTTCAAGTATTGTAATGAAATGATTTTTACGAAGCTGATCATTATGGAAATCAATCATTACATCCGGTCCTTTCCACATAGCGGTACGACCAACCCATCTTACTAAGTAAGGATTCTGTTGTTCAATAGGTTTCCAATACTCTTTATTGAAGTTAAAACCTACTTGCATATTAGTTAGCGGTGTTTTGATATTATTCTTTTTAACCCATTTACCAAAAGGATTGTCAATATAGTGACACATTAGTACATCGACTTTAGAACATATTTCAGCTAAGCCGGCATTCCTATTTATAGAATGTATTTTATGGTCTACTTGAACTAAAGACTTACGTACTTTAATTTCATCCATCATTTTTATAAAGTTACTTATACAATCTTCTGGATGTGATTTAGATGGTACGCTCCAAACAATACACATGTCGAGTTGATTGATTCTTTCAATAACCTTTGAACATGTTAATAAGTCTGGAAATTTCTTTGATGGCTTACTAACCTCATCCCAATCTGTACCTCTAAAGTAGTTTACTTTAAAGTCCATAGAGTTCATTCTTTGCCATAGTTTATCAATAGTAGCAAATACTTCTACGCCAGGGAAAAGCTGTTGAAACTCAACTACATTCTTAGTTAAGCCTACGCCTTCAACGCCTCTACCTAATAAAACACCTACTTTCATTTTAAATACTCCTTTAATTGGTTTATAACCATTGGTTCATATGATTTATTATTAAACTTTCTATTACGTGGCGAAGGGTGTGGAGCAGCAAAGTGTTTTATACCCCTTTTAGTGAAATAATGTGACACAAAACCACCTAATGTTATTATTTTATTATAATTTTCTGTTATTTTTTGAACATATGTTCCATCGATATCGGCTATTTTCAGAGATTCCTTGTGGTGTGCATAGATGTTACTGAAGCTGTATAGATCTACCTCACATGCATCGAGCCAACGATTAAGTCTATTTAATGTTGGTGAACCATTCTTACGTTTATTTATGGGTGTCTTACCCGGACTATGTCCAATGACTAATACTTTATCCAATCCCATACTACACCTGCTTCTTTAAACATTGATATTGAACTTGATATTGAATCCTGCCAGTTTTCTGGTATCTCTTGTTCTGGAGTTACAACTCTGGTTATACCGGCTTGAATTAAACCTTTTGCGCAATCATGACATATTGGTAAACCTATTACATAGATTGTAGAACCTTTTAATGATACACCATTTTCCGCTGCATTATAAATTGCATTCATTTCTGCATGTACTATACGTTTATATTTTATTGCTCTATTCAAATAATATAATTCATGATCATCAACACCTCTAGGAAAACCGTTATAACCTTGAGCTATAACAGTTCTATTTCTTACGGCAACTGAGCCGACTTGTGTTGAAGGATCTTTAGACCATGACGCTACAAGTTTAGCCATTTCTAAAAATCTTATATCCCATTTATTTGACAAGATGAAAATGCCTTTCGTAAACATGCAAGTTTTGTACTTGCCAGATTATGTCACCAACTTTTAATTCTGGTGTACCATCTTCTTTACAGTCATTATAGTCTTTTATCATTTGTTCTAAAACATAAAGCTGCCAAGCATAATCATTCTTGTATCCGAACACAACATCGTTTGAGCGCATTTGTACCACGGACTGTAAGTAATTATCGCGTATGTAATAAGTAACGGCGTTAGTACATATAAAATCATTTTTACCATCTTCATTATATTCCATCCATATACTAGGTCTTGTGTAAATCATTGAAGCTCTACGGCCATCTGGATTTGTTAGTAATTCATCAAGCACTTGACCATACTGATGATGATACTTATCAGAATAAATTAAATGACCATAGTTAGAATTGATTTGACCAAAATCATTTGATGATGCTAGCCAAGCTTCAGGTACATTTCGATTATAATTTTCTTTAATCCAATTGACATTTGTTGATTGGCTTTCATACCATGCTTTTTCTATTTCTATATATGATTTGTTTGGTGTACCAAATATTGCTGGTTGATCAGCAAAGAAACTGGCACCGATAAGTTCAATAGTTTTTTGACCTGACCTATCCATAACAAAATCTTCTTTGTCCAAAGCATTAATAAAGTAATGTTTTATATCGCTTGTATTTTCTTGTATCATTTTACTGCCCTTCCTCCAACACCAGAGAAACCACCATTTGTACTGGCTGTTGGTTTATTAAACATATCTCTACCAGATTGTTGGCCGTCCATTTTACCACGCATATATGATACTGCAAATGATGCATAGTTAATCATATCTTTGTAAGTATCTTCGAGTGATTCGAAGTTTGGATCATTACCTGATTCAATTAATGATGTAGCACGCATAAGCTTACCGATAATGATGTCATGGATTGTATCCACACCTCTACGGTAATGCATTGATTGTGTTACGTTAGATGTATCGCTTTGATAATCTTTGGATTTTCTGAGTTGTAAGTCCATACATTCTTGTAAGACTGCAACTGATTCTTTTCTATCTATTTTCGGCATAATTCTACCTCATCTCCATATACAAAATGTTTGTTATCTAGATCTATTATACAATAGTTTTTCATATTTGTAAACATTTTTTTTACATCAATTCCACACTTAGAGTAATGTCTTGGCTCAGGCATTAACTCTATCTTCTTAATCTTATTTAGACCGTATTTAGTTTCTACGGTATCACCTACATAAAATATATTATCAAACTTAACCATTATAAACTTTCCTCCATTTCAACTCTATAACCTTTACCTTCAAGCTTTTTTACTTGAGCGACAGCATCTTCTTTTTTAATATGGCCAGAAGCGCATACCATCATTTCATCAAACCATTTATATCTTTTTCCATCTGACTTAATGTTACTATCAAGAACTTCCATTCCGGTAGTCATATCAATTATAATATCACTTTTAAAAGCATCAACATAATACATTACTTAACTCCTTGTTCTTTAGCCGCAGCCTGTATGATTGGTGTCATAACTTCTTCGACCATGTTTTCCCAATGTGTCCATGTATCTTTATTAGAATAATGTACATTACTTTGAGTTGGTGCAAAACCAAATATATTATTGAATTGACCTCTTCTGTTACAAAGGCCATTATTGAAAAGATCATAAGCTGCATTTTGAGCTCTTCTGAACTTATCTAAATATTTATTTTTTGATTGTGAAAATTCACACTTACCTTGAAGAGGTACTAAACCGTGTAACTCGTCCGCTAACCTTTTGAAACCTGAGTTGATACCCCAGCTGTTAGTAAATAATTCAAATTGATAACCTTTATACATATTTTATTCTCCGCTTTTTTAATTTTATAGATATATTATACCATACTTTTTATGGTTTGTAAAGGAAAAAATGCACTTAAATGAAAAAAAGTGATTAACATATTAATCATTTGGCACAATCTTTTCTTCTACTTCTTTGATGTGTTTACATTTTCTGAATGCAATACAGTCACAATCAAATCCACTATCACGCATAGTGACGGTATATTGATCACCTTTAGATCCAGTCACCGGCCATTTAATGCCGACGAATGGATGTTTGTAAGTATTTATGATTTCAGATTCATGAGCCATTATTATGCACCATACTTTATAAAACCGTGATTACGTAATTGCAAGGCAACCCATTCTTTTTGGAGAATACCTAATCTTTGCTGTCCAAAATCATTAGGCCATTTACCATTTCGTGGAAAAGCTTTAGGTTGTTTGTTTGGAGAACGATTAGCGTTAGACCTAGATGGTGCGTTTTGAGTAGTGTTGAATTTAGTAGACATAATATAAAAACTCCCTTTTTAATTTTATAGTACTATTATACCATAGAAATTAGAGAATGTAAAGGAAAAAATGCACTTAAATGAAAAAAAGTGCATTTTATTTTTTAAGCTTATAATTCAGCGTTTACTTTTAAATGATCTAAAACTATAATATTTTGAGAACAATTAAAAGCTTTTGCAAAATTCTTCATAACTTTTTTATGTTTAGCTTCCCAATAATCATTCCATTCTGTCATGGCTGGATGATCTGGATGATGAACTATTACACAAATTTCAGTATATGGATTATCATCGTCAATGGCATCCGATAATTTAAATATCATTTTATCATAACTAAAATTACCAGATGACATTGAAACTACTAAAGCTCCTGGCTTTTTCTTTTTTTCAACTTCTTTTTGAAGATCACCATTTTCTTTCCAGTTTCTAAAAACAAAATTTCTAGAAAGAGAACCAAGATAATCTTGTTGTTGTTTAATTTTTTCACCTTTACTCATCAAAGACTTTACTTCTCTTTTAGTATATCCAAAAGTAGCTAAGATAAAAGGTAAATCTTCAATAGGTTGTTTATCGGCAAAATATTTAAACATGAAATTTTTAGCATCATTCTTATTTAAAACAAGTTGTCTTTTTACTGGATGAGCATTGTAAGCTAATCCCAGTTGGTTTATAACCATAGGATTTGCATAATACTCCCAAACATCTTTAGTTACATATACTACGTCTAAGCTTTTACCATACTTAGATTCGATACATGCTTGTCTTCTATGATTTCCTTCTACAATCAAGTGTTCTTCCGGACCATAAAAATCCTTAAAAACTATTATAGGATCTAGTTTAACACCAGAGTCTATTAGTTCTACTAAATGATCTATATGTTCTTGAATTGTAGAGTGAAGTCTAGTTTGCACATGTTTCCACACTTTAATAGTCTCAATACCAACTGGTACTGAATCGATATGTGCAATGTGTTCTTGAAAGCTTTTTAGGAATTTACGCGGGTCGCGTACTATTTCTGATAGTGTCATATGTATCTCCTTGATAATGACTAAGCCGCGGAAGGATTTCCGCCTGGCTTTATTTTATATATTTATTATACACTAAAAAAGTAGAAAAGTAAAGGATTAAATTTTCTACTTAGTGTAAATTATTGGCTGTTGGGGCAGGAGTCGAACCTGCACGCATTTCAGCACACGAGAAACAATCGTGCGTGTCTACCAATTCCACCACCCAACAATAAACCTATATGGTCTCTAAAGCCGGGATCATTCTTGTTATTCCAATTCCTCCACCAACTCTTGGAAAGAAATCAAACTTTAAGAACTCTTCTAACTCTGCTTCTACTCTTTCTTTACCG